CGTCGTACGCCGCACGGGCGGTCGGGTCGCTGTAGTCCGCCGCGAGCGCGCGCCCGAGGTTGCCCGCGTGGCGGGCGTCGTGCCCGGAGAGGAACCGTGCCTTGGCCGTCACGGTGGGCTGCCCGCAACCGCACCCGCAGTTCGCGGGGGCGGGCTTGTCGGCGGCGACCTTGGGGGCGGGGGCGGGGGCCTTGCCCTTGGGGGCGGGCGTCGCGGGGGCAGCGGCGGGCTTGCCCTCCGCGACCCACGCGTCGTACGCGGTCACGACCTGCTTGGGGGTCGCGTCGTCAGCGACCGGACGGCCCGCCTTCGCCAGGCGGGAGCGCTGCGTGGTCGCGGACGGACGGCGGGTCGTGGCGGGCTTGCGGGCGGTGGTGTTGGTGTTCACGGTGTCTCCTGTGTGCGGGCCCCCGGTCGGGGGCGGTGGTGTTGGGGGCCAGACGGCCCCACACACCCACCCAACCACACGAACCCCGGGTTTGTCAAGACTAAGCGACCCTACTGGTCTAGACCAGCGTGGCCTGGCCGTGCTCAGGCCTTGACACGACCCTGTGCGGTGTGCTGGTTAACGTGCGTTAACCTAGGCGCGGCACACGACGCGGACACCCACCCGGGCGGGGGGTACTCGGGTTGCTGCACGGCCGTTCAACGTCACCGACACGGCCCCCACTGTAGCGACCGCTACAACACCCCCCCGCTCGCACGGCTCTACAAACGTAGAAAAGAGCGGAGGTCTCCGCAAATCTTTTCCCGCCTTTTCCCCTAATGGCAAATTTTGTTCCCCCGCTGTTTCCCTAATTGCATCACTTTCATGTGTCGTGCTACACTCTCGGCTATGGGAACTGATCCGAGCAAGGTCGGCACTGGCAAGGGTAGGCGTTCCTCTCGGCGTGTTTTGGCTCGGGAGGCTGGCGATACCAAGACCGCTGATGCTCTGGCTCCGCCGAGTGAGCGTAAACTCACGGATGCGGAGCGTTGTGGCGCGTTGAATCAGGCGGGGAGCAAGAACCCTACCTGCCAGAGTCAGAAGGGAAGTCGTACGGACCATCCGGGTTATGGCACGTGTGCGAAGCATGGCGGGAACACTCCGGCTGGTGTGAAGAGCGCGATGCGGGAGATGGGACGCGATCTCGCGCGGCGTTACAAGGCAGAGCAGCGTTTCGGTGGGGACCGCCGTGATCCCTCTCTCGCAACCTTAACCCCCGAACAAGCGCTCCTTGAGGAGGTGCGGCGCTCTGCTGCGTTTGTACGTTTCCTTGAGGAGCGGATCGCGCGTTGGAATTTGGATCCGGTTTCGGAGGCGGTGATTGAGCAGTTTGCTACGCTTCCTACGGGTACGCGGGCGCGGCGTGCTGATGAGAAGTCTTTGGCTCACAATCTGCAGGATCTGCTGAATGATCTGCCGTTTGATGACCCTGATTCGCCTGCTCATCTACCCTCGCTCACCGTTCACAACGAGCGCACGGGGCTCACTTCTTTCACGGATGCGCGTGAGTGGTTGTATCTGTATCGGGAGGAGCGCGGGCATCTTGCGCGGGTTGCGAAGATGTGCATCGATGCGGGGGTTGCCAGTCGCCTTGTGAGCATTGCTGAGGATCAGGGGCGGATTCTGGCGCAGTCGATCCGCGCCGTACTCACCGCACTCAACCTCACGCCGGAGCAGCACCGACTGGTCCCGATCGTGGTGCCCCCCATCCTCCGCGCCGTCGCAGCGGACCAGCCTCTCCCGGACGTGGCGCGGCTCGCTCTCGAAGCCTCCACGCGTGAGCCCGCCTGATGGCCCGGATCATCGCTCCTACCTCCTCCTACAACGGCTGGCTCCTGCTCTTCACCCTGCTCATTCTCCCGTTCATTCTGATCTTCCTTCTCTTACGCGCCTTCTATCGCCACCTCCTCCGGCCTTTCTTCCGGGGCCTGAGGTTCTGGCTCGTACCTACGCTTCGTGTATTGGTGGCTCGTGCGAATGCCCGCCTCAACTAGCAACGACCCAAACGACGAGTCTTTCTGGGACTTCGACGCGTATCGATCTGGGCTCCCCAACCTCTCCACGCCTCAGGGGGGTCCGGGGGCCAGTCCTCCCAGCCTCGACCCGACCGAGGTAGCGGCGCGGGCGTTCGAACCACGACCCGACTACGATGAAGATCCCGCCCTGTGGGGAAGGGAACGGCTCAACGAGTTCTTCTGGTCCAAACAAGTCGAGATCCTACGGTCCCTGGTGGTCCATAGGTACACCGCTGTGAAGTCCTGCCACGACGCGGGGAAATCTTTCATCGCTGCGCGGGCTGCTGCGAAGTGGATCGACGACCACGAACCAGGTGAGGCGTTCGTTGTTTCTACCGCTCCCACCAGCGCGCAAGTTAGCGCCATCCTTTGGCGGGAGATCAACCGTGCTCACAAAGCCGGTGCGTTCCGGGGAACCATCACGACAGCGGGGTATCCACAGTGGAAGATCGAAGGCGAACTGATCGGCTACGGAAGAAAACCCGCCGACTACTCCCAGAGCGCCTTCCAAGGAATCCATGCACGTTACGTACTCGTGATCGTGGACGAAGCGAACGGGGTAGACGCTAACCTGTTCACCGCTGTGGACGCTCTGGTGACGAACGCGAACGCTCGGGTACTCGCGATTGGAAACCCTGATGATCCAACTTCTCATTTCAGCCAGATCTGCAAGCCGGGTAGCGGTTGGCACGTTATCCGGATCGATGGTCTCCGTACTCCGAACTTCACGCAGAGCCAGGTGGAGTTCCTTGATTGCCCTCAGTGCAACCAACTGGATCGAGAGGAGAACCTTCTCACCCGCCTCTACCGTGAGGAAGCGCTTCAATACAATGACGAATACGTCCCGGAAGAACTACGTGATATGCTGCTCTCCCCGTTGTGGGTTGAAGAGCGGCTCCACCGTTGGGTCGGGGTCCCTGGACCCGATCAGACTCTCACCGAACTCTCGGTGCTCTCCCCCCTCTTCGTGTCCAAGGTCCGTGGACTGTTTCCTGATTCGAACGCGCAGGGACTCATCCCGCTAGGTTGGGTCGAAGCGGCCATGGCGCGTTGGCGGGACTGGAAGGATCAAGGCTCCCCACCGCTGGATGTGGTTGAACGCCACGTCCTCGGGGTAGATATCGCCGACCAGGGGGAAGATTCCACGGTGGTGGCGTTTAGGGAGGGTCCAGTCGTCCGCGAATTGCGGAAATACCGAATGTCCGACACCATGGAAACGACCGGGTATGTCAAAGCCGCTATGTCCAGCCGTCCCGGTTCTATCGCTACTCTGGATTCGATCGGGATCGGCGCAGGTGTCCTTTCTCGTCTTCGAGAGCAGAAGGTTAGGGCGATCGGATTCGTTGCGTCTGGTTCGGCTAAGGGTCTCAAGGATAAGACCGGTGAATTCACGTTCACCAATCTTCGCGCTGCGGCGTGGTGGCGCTTTCGCGAGTTGCTCGACCCATCCCAACCGGGAGGGTCAAACATCCTTATCCCAGACTCCGAAACCCTCAAAGCCGACCTGACCACCCCCCACTGGAAGGTCCTGAGTGGTGGATCCATTCAGATCGAGTCCAAGGACGACATTCGCAAACGGCTGGGCCGGTCCACGGACGAGGGTGACGCGGTCGTAATGTGCTTCTGGCAGGGTCGCGGGCGTGTTGACGGGGCGCAACAGGGCGTGGTTTCATGGTGGGACGAGCCGCAGGGTGAATCTGTAGTATCCTGGGGTGTAGACTCAATGGCGGAGGCTGGGTATGGCGCGACAGAGGGCGAGTGGGCTGGTTGACGTCACCCATCTTCTCGGGAAGGAAGAGGGTTCCGCTCTCGACTGGAACTCGTTGTTCTTCACGGGTTACGACGACGGGGCCGTCTTCCGTTACGACAGCGTGGACTTCGCGCTCGGCATGCGCGAGATGCTGGTCGGCAACGCACCCGACCCGAAGGCGCAGACGCTCGAGTCCGCGCTGGCTCTCCCGATCCGCCGCGCCACCTACAACCTCACCCAAGGACGGGCCGAGGACGACGTCTACGAGCGAATCCACGGCTACCTGTTCAACCCGGCGAACTTCGGGGGCATGAGCACCCCGATCAACCTGGTCATTGCCCAAATGACCAACGCGTTCGTGTACAAGAAGTCCTTCTTCGAGAAGGTGTGGGTCGCGGACGAGGAGCACGGTGGCGTCAAGTACGACAAGATCGCCTGGCGACCCCCCGCCACCTGTGCCATCGAGCGTGACCCCCAGACCGGCGCGTTCAAGGGCTTCCGGCAGATGCCGATCCGCCTGGACAACACCGACGAGAAGCGGTTCAACAAGTTCCGCTCCTTCGTGTACATTCACGGAACCCACCGGGATCCGATGGAAGGTGTCTCGGACCTGCTGGTCACACAGTGGTGCTACAAGACGAAGCAGAAGATTCGCTTCCTCTGGTATCAGTACCTCGAGGGTCAGAGCCTTCCCAAGACCATCGTGAAGAATCAGGACGAGACCGCCGCGATCGAAGCGGCAAAGAAGATCGTGGGACTCCGAAACGGGGGTATCGTCGGCCTGGGTTCGGACAACCAGGTCGATGCGTTGGAGTCCAACGGGCGGGGAGCCGCT